CTCATCAGGTGGTCACGCAGACGCCCTGTGCCGCCTTCCGGTGGTCGCTCTAGTCTTGCTTCGGCTCGGCAATGCTCAATGAGCCGGTCGAGCCTTTCCCGAAAAAAACTGCTGAATCCGACGCCTTGCGGTCGAGCCAATCGGCCAGATACGGAGCATTGCGCAACAGGTCGACCATTGCGCTTTTGCTGAACTCATCTTCAAGCGACCACGCCGAAACGGTTGAGGCCGTCAGTTCAAGCAAGGCGTCCGCGTGAATTTGGCGGCGCTCATCCTCGCTCGCATCCTTGCCAATGGTCGCAGCCACAGCAAAAACGTCAGCGCGTTTGCGGCGAAAGGCATCACAGTCGACATGATGCACATGCAGCCACTCGCCGGTATCTTCGCCGTTCGGGCCGGGAATGTTTACCCGGCGTCCGTCATTGGCTGCTGGTCGCGTGAACAGGTCAGACGATTTCATTAGGCGCGCTCAATCTTAAGTTGCGTGGCATCGCTGCTGCTGTAGATAGCCTGGAAAGGCATCGTGATGCTGATTTCACGCTCGCCGCCGACTTCTGGCTTGCCGCCCGTAAACTTGACCTTGGGCAGCGTAAACGTATACGTGGCCGTGCCATCGGTCAAAGTGAACACGATAGCGACTTCGGGTTCATCATCGAAAGCGTCAAGCAGGGTATCGGAGTCGTAAAACGCCGTCAGTTCACCGGTGACATTCGACCGGCCAGCAGCGCCGCGCAGTTTGACGGTTTCACCTACAACGGCATTGTTCTGGATGCCATTGTCGAGCGACAGCTTGATGCCGGTAATGACAGTGACTGGCGACCCATCAACCGTGATAGACCCGGACAGGCTGTCCATCACGTTGTCGTTGGGATCGGCAGTATAAGTCGCGCCGCTGATGGCCGTGCCTGCGCCTGCATCATCGTTGCCAATGACACCGAACGTGGCCTTGACGATACCGGACGCAGGGCATTCGAGGCTGAACGTGTTGAACTCGCAGCCAGTTGCGCGACGATAGCGGGTGATGTCACCGAAAAACCGCTCCAGCGTAAACGAACGGCGGGTCGTGCCGGATTTGAGGACGTCGGTTGCCCACGTACCCATCATGACCGCTTCAAGCAGGTCATCAAGCGAGGCATCGCGAAACTCGACGCCGATGTCGCCTGACACCGAGCGCACTCCATGACGCAGGTCAGCAATCTGCCGGTCGCTGCGGATCGTCTCGGATTGGAATGTCTCTTTTTCCAGTCCCAGCGAGTGGCTAGTCGGGTTCAGGGTCTTGAACGACGGCGTCGCCGGGGTCGTTCCGTAAGTTACTTCGGCCACGTAGGCCAATCGGGCGCGACTGCCGCCAGCTACTGTCATGTTGATCTCCGCACGTATGCTGCAAAGTTAATACTCACGGTAGCACGGAGCCAGCCGCCTTCTGATTTGGGGCCGTTCAGTGCAGCGCCCCAGATGATCACTTGTTGCCCATTGTACGACACTCGGCGGCCCGATGGAAACGCCGCGCAGACGGTGTCTACAGTCTCCAGAATCTCGCCATTGCCGCGACCAGTGCGCATCATGACATCAATCTGGAATATCCCGGCCACCTCGTTTGTGCCATCGTCGCCCATAGTTGCCAGAGTATTGACCGCAGGCAGAAAGGAGATTCGCGCATGGTCAGTCGTCGGGTTTTCGTTGCGGTCTGGCAGCAAGGTTGTCAGGCCAAAATTGCCATCATTCCACGCATCAATCAACGCTGACTGAATGTCGGCATATCTCATACCTGATGCTCCCGCGCAGTCTGCTCGATGATGGATTTGATGCGAATAAAGTTGATGCGCACCATGCCCTGTGTCGCTTGCTTGCTGTGTCCGTACTCTATCGACTCAGCGTATGGCAGGTTGTTGACAAGATAATTTACCTTGCCGACACCTCCAACTTGCTGCGTAATTGTGGATACAACCATTTGCCCACTCTTATCGGTAACATCAGTCACGCCAGCGGCAGGAGCGCCAAGCGTCATTTGCCAGTTGCCACGCAGACGGCCAGTATCAACCGGCGTGGACATAACCGTACTGGAAAACCATTTGATGGCAACAGCGCGGCAGGTATCATCCAGCGATTTGCCTGCTCGCTCAGCAAACTTGCGCAGGTCAGATGCAAACCGTTGATTACTCATCGCCGCACCTGCACGAAATAGCAAACCGGCGTACCGGCTGGATTGATCTCGCGGATGGCAACGATAGTCCATGCCACAGCTTGTCCTGCGCTCAGGATGATGCCAGGTGCAGCGCCGACAGACTCAGCGGCTACAGCGCCGTAAACATCAACGAGGTCGCCCATGCGCGGCGCAAATGACGCATCAATGACCATCACGCGCTCGGTATCTTGGATGCGAGTACCATCAACAAGGCTGCGGTCAATGTTGGTAAACAGGCCGACCGTTGTATTGTTGACCGTGCCGCCAGATGTCGGCTTGTTGGTCACAGGGTCAAAATTGAGCGATGGCCGGGTGATGGTGACTTCCTGCCCGAACTCAGTCAGCAGGTCAGTCGCCGTGTCGGCCATGTCGGCATAGAAAGTCATGCCCGCACCATGAATGAGGTTTTCGGCTTACAGATAACGTCAAGATAGCCATTCGCAGCCGTGAACTGCGGCAGGCTGTATTTGCTCGCGGCCGACTCGAAATACTCAATGCTCACCGCGCCTTCGACGCGCTTGGATTTGACCTGCCCGACAGTTGATGGTTGCAGCGTCGGTTGCAAGTCGATGGTGTAGGCCGCAACAGCGAGTTCGCATTGCGCCTTGATCAGTTCGGTGGGGATTACATCGTTTTCGATGGCATAACCATCAATGTAGACCCATTCTCGCGGCCATTGCAGCGGCTGGGTGCTGGTAGTCTTGAGTCCCTGAAATCGGTTTCGCCGGGCCTCGATGTAGTTCATTGCCTTGATGAGCAATAACTCACAGCCTGCGTCAGTGTCGGGGAGAGTGTAGCCTCTGGCATCGGCATACGCCTGCAACGTCGCTACGCTGGCGTAGCTGTTTACGGCTGCGTTTGTGCCTGATCCTGTTTCAACCGTGATCGTCATGTGCCGCCCCGGATGTGAGAATGGGCATCCTTGCCCGGTGATTCATCAGCCCAGCAGCAGAGCGGTATGCTCAGGCTTGATACACTTGACACCCCATGCCAGCGCGATTTCGTAGCGAATCTTGCGGTATCCACCGTAGATAGCCACTTCAAAGGACAGGCCGGAGCGCGGATCAGTGATGGTCATCACGTCAAGCGCGTTGTCACCCTCTTCCGGACGCTCAGGCAGGCGGGTAGCCAGCACGATGGCAGAACGGGAAAACGCCATGCTGCGGGCAGCAGCAGCGACGATGGTGATGGCGGTTTCAGATGCGGCAATGGCCTTGCGCAGACCGGGTGCGGCCAGCACGATAGTTCCGCCGTCGCTGATGTCGGAATCGCCAGTAGTCACCACATACTGATTGGTATCACCAGCAAACGTGATGACATCACCGGCAACAACAGTACCAGTGCCGCCAGTGGATTTCAGGGTGATGGTGGTCGCGCCGACAGCATAACCAGCGGTATTGGTCTTGACGGTTGCGCCAGTGCCAGCAGTCGAGGTAACAACCTGACCAGACTCGCGGATGCTCAGGTCGCTGATGCGTGTAATGACGCCTTGCTGGGTGATCGGCAGCTTGGACTCATCGCGGGCGCTGTTGACGTTCAGCAGGGTGCGCAGGGCGGCACCAGCAGTGGTATCCAACACGAGAGATGCGTCGTTCACCGGAGCGCCGTTATCTACCAAAATCTTGCGGGCGCTGGTCAGGGCGCTGGTGTTGGTTGCAAACGGGGTAGTACCGGCAGCGCCAGCGGCGCGAGACATGACGGCGTGCAGGGCGCACAGGTCAGCTTCCACTTCGTTCACAGCCGCACGCATGGCTTGGGCAATCTGGTTGGCGCGGATGCCAAGATAGCCAGGGCCATTGTTCAGGCCGCGTTGTTCTTCGCCATTCCACGAGAACGGGAAAGCGCGGGACTTGGTGATGGAAATGGTGCTGTAACCGATGGTCTGGTCAGCTTCGGCAGGAATGGACATGGCCGGGGTGATGTCAGCACCGGCTGTATTTGCAGGAGCGATGGGAACGCGGACGTTTTCATTGACGGCAGCGCGGTTAACGCTGGCATCGACAGTAACGGCGGGAATCATGCCGACCAGTTCACGGGACACAACGTCCAGCGCGGCATAAAGGTCGGGAATCAAGTTCGTCAGGGTATTCGTGGTCATAATGCACCTATGCGGTTTGGGGTCAGTTTACTTTGCCACCGGCCTGGATGTGTTGCATCTGCTGTCCGGCTGACATTTGCTCAAATTGAGCGCGTGTAACAGTTTTCGCGGCCCCGCCGCCTGCACCAG